ATTCATACTGACAAAGTTTTAAATAATAAAATTACACGGAATGTCGCTAATGTTATGTCAAAAGTAAACATGTGTGCTGTAATGACTTCACCTGTCATCCTATTAACATTACCCACTAACTACTAAATCATACACATATAATATGGAAAACCGCTTAAATGTTGATCAAATCCAAGCTATTGTTAAATCATTAAACATTAGTGAAGAAGCTCAATTTAATTTAACCCGTAATCTAGATAAGATAGTAACTGGCAGTAAAGAGATCTTCACCACTCCAATTGCCATTACGAATTCACCAGAAAATATAATTCAAGAGTGGGATAAAATATTTAACTCAAACTTATCGAAAGTTAATGATGTATTACTGGATTTAGAGTTATCCAATCGTTCCAAGTACGGGCCAAGATCTTTAGCAAAACCTTGGTCGGAGCGTCGTCAGTCCGTCATGGATTATTATGAGTCTGACGTTAAAGAATATAAGCTGCAGATACCTTTAAATAACTCTGCTGGTAGATTACGCCCTATTTCATTAGTTAAGGCAATCAGCTACTTAAAGAATACCTCCAACACCGGTTTACCTTTTATGATTAAGAAGTCTAGGGTAAAAGGCTCTATAAGTAGTGACTGGAGTGATCTTTTACAAAGAAAAGACCCTTGCGTCTTATTTACTCGAACACAAGAAAATCTTAAAACACGTAACGTATTTGGTTTTCCAATCGCGGACACGATTAACGAAATGATGTTTTATAGACCACTCCTTGCGTTCCAGTCAAAATTGCATTGGCGTTCAGCTTTAAGAAAACCAGATGACGTTGATTTATCCATGAACAACATCCTTGAAACCGCAAGTAGATCTGGCAAATCTATAGTCTCAGTAGACTTTTCTTCTTATGATGCTAGCGTTAAGACTTGTTTACAACGTTATGCATTTAAATATATTAGCGATCTATTTCAGAAGGACTCCAACAAAAAGGATATTGAGTATATTTCAAATAGATTTAATACAA